AATTCGGTCTTCATAATCACCGACTTCACGACCCTGAAACTCAGGAATATCCACCCCAGACTGGTAAGCGCCTAAAACATCGGATCGAATCCCGCCTTCTCGATCTTCGTACTCACCGAGCATTTCTTCGTAGCTCTCAAGCCCTGAAAGACCAATTTCCCGATAAGGTTCTAATTGTTCTTGCGTGATATCGAATTGTTCTCGCCCATACGCCGTCGCCCGTCGTTGACCGGCGGCGGATTGTTGTGCAGCTCTAGCCGACGTATCAGCCGATAGTGCTGCTCCTCCTAATGCTACCCACCAAGCCATTTAATTCGGTATCCTCAAAAGCTTAAAATTCGTACCACCACTGTCGGCGGCCCCTACCGACACTCTTTCAAGCGTCGCGTTATCTACATCGTAGATTAAAAAGCGTGTATTCCCTGCCGTAGCGTCATCATCCACCTGAATCGACTCTACATCGCTGATAGTAACGGTTATAGCAACATCAGAGTCTCCTGATATCCCCCAGCCTTTAACCACACGGTAAAGTTCAGCAAGCCATGATATCCACCCGCTAAACTCAGGATTCGTGGTAGGTGGCGGAGAAAGTGGGCGGCTCATTGTAAATCAAACTCCAAAGACTCGATCCAGACCTGTTCATCACCGGAATACTGGACTTCGTGATTTCGTCGCTTAAACCGTCCACCGTTAATAATCTTATCCTCTTGATACAAGGTATCTATCGTACCCAAGGTATCCGAGCTATCTTCATTATTATCAAACGCTAATACAGTAATAGTTTGAGAATTGGTCGTTTCGGACATTTGAGGCTTGATGTTGTGCTGGAATTTATAAACATTCGTATCGCCGTCAAACTGGCCGAGTCGAATGGTTACGTCATAAGCCGTACCCGATCCCGCCGTATCAGTGATATAGCCATTCTCAACATAATCGGTGACAACATAAGTATTAGCGCCAACGGTGTCTTGGGGGGAATAATCGTTGTTAATCTGGAAAAGGTCGCCGTTAATCATCACCCCTTCAATATGGCGAACATCCTGCCCTGCTCGGATAGTGGTCGCCATGACTTCAAAAGCAGAGGCTCCGCTTATCGTGGTATTCCAGATAAACCAATGACCTGTCTCCAGATCGAGCGCATAAGTCACTTCTGAGGAGATATCAGTCGATACTGTATGGAAGGTCAGGAGGTAAAACTGATGACCGTGAACCGTTATTCCAGATCCAGAAACCCCATACCCATCCCTTGTAATCGCGCTGGTCACAAGTGAATCAAAGCCTGCGTCAGAGACCTTCTTAACACCAAAATTATCCAGCCTAAAGACAGATAACCCACTGTTTCTATCTGTTCCTACGAAAACAGTCGTATCGCCGTTCTCCCACACCGAATACCCGTCAGCACACCCGTAATTAAGCGAGACATCTTCTCGCCGATTTAAGGGGGAATTAGTGGGGTTGGCGTTGTCGTAGAAGAATTCAATCGTTCGCTCGCCAAAGGCCACAACATGATCGTGATGTTTTCCTAAATAAACCCCGCCGTCTTCTTCGCGCTCTGCGTTAACGAAGGCTCCGGCCGAAAAAGTCCCAGGCGTATCTAAATCCGAGTTCCAGATATCCCCATCATCATTCATGACGTAGAAATAGCCGTTTAGAATAGCGCCGCCAGGAACTAGCGTATTTGGTATCGATCCGGCTATCGTGGATACCGTGTCACCCGTAGAAATGGTGTACGCCGTGTCGTCATTAGGGTCGATTAGACACAATAATGAGCCAAGCTGATGAAAGTAGACTCGTTTCATCCCAGCGGTGATCGTCGTCACAACGGCGGTTGAGTAATTCGCTTTGTAAATCGTGTCATCGTTGACAATATAGGTGGTGGCGTTGGTGTCCCAATGATAAATTCCTCTGCCTCTTGCAGAAGAAGCCGATTCGGTAATATTGATCGACGGTCTTTGTGTAACGGTCGCCTTGCCTTTGGAGTCAACAATGAACCCGTTAGTGATACCGGATTCAAGCCGAGTGATGGTTGCCCCTGCGAAGGCTTTGATTTCTAAGGGGACGGCGCAGTTTATTAGCATGGCTGTATAAATATCGAAGTCTGTTCGTTGTCAGATCCAAGGGCGAGTTCTAATGAAATAGCCGCCTCCTGCTTGATTAACATTCTTTCCTGTAGATTAAGCCCTACGTGTTTCGCTACCCTGTCTTTTAACCCGTCAACAATGGCTTCGTACCATTCTTGCGGGAATTCAAAATCATCGGTGGATGAGTCCATGTCATCGAAGGGTTTTTTGATATTGAGAATAAATACACTACTAGAAGCAAAAGTCGAGCCTGCGGTTGTCCAGTTGTAGAGTTTAGAATCGGTTAGCTGGGGGTCGTAATAACAGTTAACCGGCACCCCTTCTACGTCTTTGTTGGACAGGTTGTAATACTCGTCTTTTGAGATTCGGATCACCTCCACATCGTTCTTTTCGTCGTACTCTCGCCTAAAGACACTGATCACCTCATGAGGGCGGTCAACCTTGCTCGTATAGTAGTAAAGATGGTTATCAATAGCTGCAGCGGAGTCCAGACCGGAAGCAAGCTCAAAAGTATCAGCATCAGTGATAGAAGCGATAGTTGTCCAATGAATCGTTCCATCATCCGTTACCACTCCTACAAAGTCAGCGGCGGTCATTCCAGTAGTAGAGTCAACCTCCATCGTGGTGTCGGTTGCGACAGCCGCGACCCGCATTTCTGTTTTACCCATTGAAAGCGAACAGTGATCACCATTTGGCCCTAAAGTGTACGACTCCTGTCCTTTAGCGGGGATTAGCATCGCCTCTTTCGTGACCCAGAGCTGGAGACCATGAGCCTGCCATGCTTTGACCATCATGTTTAATTTACTGGCGGCATAAGTCAGTTCGTCAGCAGAGGGAGCGCCTCCAGTGCGAATCGCACCCAAGTCTTCGTAGACCAATGAAATAAGACTGTCTCGGTCGATTGTGTAATTAGCTGAGCCTGATAAGGCCATTATAAGCTCCCGTCGAATGTACCAGAGGGTACATCAGTTTTTGTATCTTCCCATCCAGAGTCGTCGGTTTCTGAATCCGTCCCTTCGGGGCGCGTCCACTCGACTGAGGGATCGTCCTTAATCCCTTTTTGAAAGTCGGATGGATGGCGAGGCTCCCAGTCTGCTTTACAGACCATCAGCCCTGTCCATTCCTCCTTTAAGTCAGAAGATTTAAAAAGGGATCCGCATCGATCACAGATCGCCTTCCACTCCCCTTTCTTATAGGAAGGTACGTAACTCATCGCGGTTGCGTTAACCAGACTTGTAGTTCAGCGCCGTTGGTATAAGAGTTAGCAACAACCCGCATCGCCCTCAAGCCTTTACTTGCTAATGCAGAGGAAGACGCGGCGGTTTGGTTGGTAAAGTTACCATCGTTCAACCATGCGAAATCTGATTGGTCGGAGACAGCAAAAGCACCTGTCCCCGCTTCTAATACGTTCTGAACCGTAGTCTCGATGTCGAAGTTAATCGTGCCGGTGACCTCGACCTGAGCTGTGACAGCCTCAGAAGCGTAGTGGTCAAGCGCGATCATCTTTGACGCAAACTCGTCCACCCAGCCAATGTCAAACGTATCCGCCCCAATCGTAGCCGATGGGGTGGCAGAGGTTAGGGTTAACCAGTATTTAGCAGATTCAACCGTTGCCGATCCCGCAGGGCCGGTTACAGTTTCAGACTGTACGCGTCCGTCTGCATCTGTCCCGACTAAAGCCACTGTTTTACCAGAATGGTCGTTAGCCGAGTCGTTGCGAATACTGACTTGATGCGCAAGGGAGTCCCCTGAATCATTCGCAGTCAGCGTAAACGCAGCGCCGGTTACATTAGAAGCGAAGCCGGTCAGACTTGCATCAGCAGGATCGAAGTCTAATTGTTTAGCTTTCATATCCTACTCCTTATGTAATGGTGATGCCCGTAACAACGGTGCATTGACCATAGGCAAACCAGTTTGTACCGTTAGTCTCAATTGTTACCCAGTCACCCACTACTGCGGCAGAGGCTACAAAGTTAACAAAGGTTGCGCCGGAGGCTTCAAAGTCTGCCGGTGATGTTTGGCCGGTAGAAGTATTAATGCTTCCTAATACGATATTTGTATCAGCCGACGCTTTCTCGGTGATGATATAAGCCGTTGTAGGACTGATCTCAACACGAAATCTAACCTTCCATCCTGCCGTTACATCTGCAACCGCTGGAAGCGTAACGGTGAAACCGCCTACTAGATTCAAGCCAAACGTCTTACCGTTATCGTCTGCATCGAGTGATTTGGTGGTAATAAGTGATTCGTAAGACCCTGCGCCAACAGCGATTGGGCCTTGTGTGTGTAGTCCTGATCGTGCGCTCATATTATTTGCTCCTTGCCTTGAGAAAGGCAGTCAACTTCCTTTCGGAATATATAGTTTTAAAATACCCAGCCTATAAGTTAATGGTCGGCTGGGGTGTATCGGGTTAATCCTTTAAGTTACTGATATTAAAGTTATCTCAAGACCCTTCTGAGCCATACATACAGCGTGGATCGACCCAGCCCGCCGCTAGTCTCATAGTGCCTTTGAACTTCATATTTGAAGAATCAAATTCACTGTCGATAGCGAACGAGGTTGCCCGACGCATAAAGGTACACATACCTTTTTTGCTGTCAGTCTGGAGGAACCAGGCATCGGTGTCGGTCAAGTAATGGTTAGTCACGACTTGAGGGATTGATCCCATAGTCTTTAACACATTAACTGCGTTATCCGCTGAATTGGATTGAAGGACAGACTCTAAGATGCGCTCTGCGTCAAACTGGAGATCAACAGGTACGATCAACTGTTTAGGCATAATGCGGATCTTCTTGCCTCGGTCATCCTTGAATTTGGCGATATCAATTACCGCTTGCTCCAAAGCTGCCTGATTCAAGTCTGAATCCGTGGTAGGGCCGTTTGTCCATGTACCACCTGATACATTGGCATGAGTAGTCGAACCTGCGCCTGTAGAGGCAATCAGGGTCGAACCATCACCACCCGTATAGGAGGTATTAAACGCACGATTAAGGATATTCGCGTGAATAGTCTCATCTGTCTGACGCATAGAGTATGCAATACCCTTGGTGCCATCCAGCCCGACTTCTTTATACAGATTGTCTTCAACGGCTTCTTCGGTAATAACAAAACCGATACCATAGACAACGGGGTTAAAGCGAGTCAGGAATCCTTGTTGTTGAGTATCATACTGAATAGGCGCACCTTCGGACTTCACGGTAGCCAAGCCGTAGCCTGTCATACCAATGACTTCTTCAAATGCCTTCTTCGATACTTTCTCTTCAAAGATTTGTGAGCGTTCAAGCGGATATTCCGCGTATTCGTGACCGTAAATGGTGTTAAGACCAGGCCACAGTAGTTTGGCGATATTACCAGTATTAATAGGCATAATTTACTCCTTATAAGCCAACGTTCAAGCCACTGTACGAGTGGTTTGCTGGTGTAACCAACCAACGAGTCCATTCTTGACCGCCTGACACATATTCATTGTCTGGACGTTGAGCAAGACCCAAAAGCCGGAAAGGGAGTGTATTTGTCGTAGCGTGAGAGCTTGAATCAAGCTCCATACCGGAAATACCCGTAGTTGAACTAATGCCGCCGTTGATGATTTCCATATTTGAACCAACATCAGCCAGTTCCATTGGATCGGTATCACCATCTTCTTGCATTTCAAAGATAGCATCAGGAGCAGTACACACCAAAATAGTGTCTGCTGCGTTAGCCGCCGATTGATTGGCTGCTGTACCTGAAAGGGTGGGAGAATCAGCACTCAGGAAGTGTTCGCCCTGCTTGCCTAAGACGGTCGTAGGGGCTGCCGGTAGTTTGCCTACCATTACGCCGATAAAACCTGTCTCGCCTGCCGCATAGATATCGAGATAGCCGTCAGCCGTCATCTGCACTAAATCGCCAACAGCGATAGCAGAGTGGCTGCCGTCTAGGACAAATGCCTGTACGGAGTCTTGCCAAGGTGACCCACTGAGCGTTCCAACTGGAATCGCGCCATTAGGTCGATCGAGATTAGCCATAATATAGCTCCTTTAATAAGGAACAACACACGGCTAGGATTATTTGATATTGCCATACCGTCCGTCGTCCTTCGTTTCATTTATGTCCCTGTGCATATCGGCCTCAGACTCGTCCACGATTTTTTGTTTCTCGGTCTGGTCGTCTAAAAACCAGTCCTTTCGTTGCTTCATGAGATAGGCGGTATCACCTTTTCCCATGTCTTTTGAAACAACGCCGCTTTCGGTATGCGTCCCATCTACACTGGAATCACCAATTTTCGCAGACTCTACAAGTTCATAGCCTGCTTCTTTAAACATCTCTACACGGCCTGGTTTGTCGTTCACGAACCTATATTTGAAATTAGGATCTTGATCTTTAACCGCCGTAATATCTCGTCTTGCACCGATAGGGACACGCATACGCTCACTCACTTCAGCCTTCTTGCTGGCGTCGTTTCGTTCAGCTATCGCATCTCTCGCGGCTTGCTTGCGCTCTTCTGACCATTCTTCGGACGATTCCAGAGCTTCCATCTTTGGAGTCTCTGAGGCTTTCGCCTCTGCTTTTTTCGCCTTCATCGCCGTCATCCGGTCGCGTTGCGCTTGCTTCTGTTCTTCTGTCCACTTTCTACCCATGATAATTCTCCTGTTTCCCTCTTGGG